TGTTGGATAATATCAAGTAACATCTTTTGTTTCTTTCTTATCACTTTCTTTGATATATGGACACTTCCATCCAATTGGACAAGGTCCATCCTTCAACCTAGTTTTATGACAACAACCATCATTTTCGCGAATATCCATAAACCATTCTTCTATCATACGTCATTCCTTTTGAAATTGTGATAAGAAAACTCAAATCGATCCACTAACTTCACCACTTGATTTTGTTTGTTTGAAAGAACATATCCTTCAGGTGTTGTTGGTTTATCACCAATAAAGGTTTTGATAGGTTGTTCTTCTTTATTTAACACTCGCAAAAAAGAGTTCTTCAAGTAAACAATTTGCATATGTAACTGAAATATTGTCATTAGTTGAACGAAATTATCATCAATCCAAACCATCAACTCGTCTTTATCTTTGGTCAATTTGATTTTCGTTGCAGTTTTTTTAGCTAGAATGATTTTAGCATCAAGTTGGTCACGAACATATTTTAGCCAATCGGCCGCACAAATTGATGTACTTTTATTTTGTCGTATCATATCATTAATGAAGTGAATTGTCAAGTCTTGTAATTGTTTAAGTGTAACAAATTTGTTTAAGACTTGTGGATTGACGATTTTAAGCAAACCATGAAGAATATAAAAATGGTTATGAGAAGCATCTTTTTCAAGATCAGTCAAAACTCTACTTAAAGTATATGAAGCATCACGAACCCAAGTATTTGGTGTTACAGGTAGTTCACCAATATTGAAATTATAACAAGGTTGCAATGTTGCGAACGTGTCACCAATATATTTGGTATGAACAACAACACCAAGTTTGGTTCTTGTGATGATTTCGGCTAAATTAGTGTCATATGGAACAGCATATGTAATGGTGTTGGGTGTAAATATTACATATGTTTTATCTTGTATCTTTCTATAGACAAGATTTGAAGGAAGAAACATTAAATCGCCTTGATATACACCATCAATCACAGGCACATATGTCCAAAATGTTTCGAATACTTTATTCAATTCACCAACAGGATAATATCGTCTGATATCATCAAAATTATACATCAACTTTGGTTCTTTATTGAAAGCTGATTTTGTTGCAACAAATTGTTTTCCATTATCAGGGTTTTTACCAAATACTATAGCCGGACTACCATCCCATTTTGTCGTAATATTGACATCATTTACCTTACCACAAAGTGATCGATACAGTTGCTCAATGAAGTAAATTGTGGTTTGAAGGCCTTTTGTCCCATCCAGGAACATTACATCTTCAAGATGATTTATGTGTGTGTTCTTAACGCTAGGAACGGTGGAGACAGCGTTTATTTCGTTTTGTGTATAATCACTCATGACAAATAATATCCCTATGTGCGACGCTCCTAGAGCGTTATTTTCTGTTTACAATTATCGAAATGCCATCTTTTCATCGATGCACTACCTTGTCCTATTTTTCCGCAAACAGGACAAGTTAATATTTGTTGAGAGTGGTGTTTTCCTTCTGCTAATAATTTAGCTTTGTCTAAATTTTACGATGGATATTCATCACACCCACTCATTAACCTTCCGTGAATTTTTGGGAGAAATACTAAATCTTGCCCCTTTAATCCCGTTTTGTGATCTGTCACCTTTATATGTGCAAAGTAATGTTGGTTCATATTCCCCCACCAATTCATCTCCGTTCAAATGGACATGATAAGCATTAATTTTGAAATTATGTCCATCCTTTTCTAATTTAATATCACCTTGCAACAACACTGTTACATTTTGTCTACCGAACGCTCCACCAAAATTAATACCATATACTGATCTCATTTTTATTTTTTTATTGTCTATGCCTCTCGCCACAGTAGTTGCTCTGGGTATACCATCTGGAAATTTATTTTTTACAGTTTCAATAAAATCTTTAATTTCTTTATCATTTTCTATACCAGTTTCTGTAATTCCTGAATATTGGCTAAAATCGAAGGAGCGTTTTCCATCTTTGTGAGATATCCACGCGATCTCTTTATGGATTTTGGAGATAAAATGGAAATCACTTTTAGGTATACCAGGAGTTTTTTGGAGTTCGAGAACATCATAAACATCGGTACCAATTTTAATTGGTATTACCTTGTGTTCATCTAAAGCTTTATTGAAGCTTTCTATTTGTCTAGTTTCGATATCCACGCCCCAACCCTTTCCGCGACCACCAAATTCTTTACTCTTATTTAGTTCTGATAAACGATAGTATTTACCGTCCTCAGCGAGCAAAATTTGGCCCCGTAATGATTCTTGGTTTTTATCCTGAATCATTTTTAGTACATAATCGGAAAAGATTAGTTTTAGTTTACGCCCATCGGTTAGTTCAAATGCTTTTTCATTACAATATTTGTCAATAAATTTATCAACTCGATAGCTATGTTTGAAAAGTTCCGCTGGACTCAATGTCCGCGCTATTTGTTACTCCAAAATAATAGTCGAACTCTCCCGACAGTCACCTATCCTTTTCTTTGTTGCACGTTACAACGGAGCAAGTTCTAGAGGTTTTTCTCCAAAATAATAATTCCGACTATAATTGGCATTTGTCGGGGTATCCATCCTGCCGAAAATTTAAACCTCATCGGACTTAATATTACAACCATTCTATCACCTTATCTTCATCGGTAGTATAATACACGTTACTTATACCAAATTCAGCTATTGCTCTTGAACAACCATTACACGGTTTTGACATACCATAAACAAATTCGGTACTATGCTGACTTGGTCGTTTCATTCTACAAACATATAATTCACAATCAGATAAGTCATATGTATCAAGTATTTTCAATGCAGAATGAATAGCGGATGTTTCAGCATGAAGGAAAATGGCATCTTTATTGGTTGCCCATTTCTTTTGGAACGGATGTGATTTGTAACTATTTGTCCCAATAGAAATTATACGATTTTTAGCAACAACAGCCGAAGCCAATCGAGCCCAACCAACATTAGATTTGATTGCGACCTCTTCAAGAGTCTGAAATATCCTCATATTCATCCGCATTTTAGTTTCTCTACCAACATTATATTGACAACTTTAGGATCAGCAGTTCCACCAGATTGTTTCATTACTTGTCCAACAAAGAAACCTATCAATTTCGTCTTACCTAATTTATACTCTTTTATTTTATCTAGATTTTCTTGAATAACCTTATCAACTAATTCTTCAATTTCACATCCAGATTTATTATTTAACCCCAACAAATTAACCAATAATTTTATATCATCAGGTGAATGAACACCTGACATAATTGCCATTGATAAAGCTTCAATAGAACTCTTATGGATTTCTTCATCAGTTAACATTAATAGACTATAACAACATCAGAAACGAAAGTCAACTGTTTTTATAAATAATCGTGAAACGTCCAGTGGAGGTTATATGGTATTATAGCATTTATCATTACATATTTCCTCAACATTTCTGGAGTTCATCAAATATATGTCAAGAAGTCATCGACCACAGCCTACCTATAAAACTCAAAAACACACACAACATTATCATGATATAGAAATTGTTCCTAGAAATGAAGCACAGGAAAAATATGTAGATACGTTATATGATGACAACAATTCTATTGTTTTCGCTATTGGTCCTGCAGGTACAGGAAAAACGATGTTAGCAACACAATTTGCCATCAGAGAATTTCTTGAAGGTAATTGTAAAAAGATTGTTATTACAAGACCAGCAGTTAGTGTAGATGAAAAACTTGGTTTTTTACCTGGCGATTTAATTCAAAAATCACGCCCATGGCTTATACCAATCATTGATGTCTTCAAAGAATATTTCAGTGTTTACGCCATTGAAAAAATGCTCAAAGAAGAAACAATAGAAATTGCTCCATTAGCCTATATGAGAGGTCGGACATTCAAGAATTGCATCGTCATTGGTGATGAAATGCAAAACTCCACACAATCTCAGATGAAAATGTTACTGACCCGAATTGGTGACAATAGCAGAATAATTATTACTGGTGATTTAGATCAATTTGATAGAGGATATGAGGATAATGGTTTGAAAGATTTCATTGATCGTTATATGAAACGATATATACCATCATCCATCACAATTTGTCAATTCAGTGAACAAGATATTGAAAGACATCCAGCTATATCTGAGATTTTAGAGATATACTCTTAGAATAACGTATTCTTAGGTGGTTGAAGGTTTTTCATTCTGTAACGAATATTGTCAGCATATTCGGCTTTTTGTTCAATACCAATAGATGAAAAACCTTCTTCATTGGCTGCCTGTAATGTTGTCCCACTACCACAAAAAGGATCAAGAACAGTTCCATTTGGTGGTGTTACAAGTCTAACAAGATAGCGCATCAATGATATAGGTTTACAAGTTGGATGACTGGTGATATGATTGAAATCTGGGTCACCATCTTCTTTCCATTTATCATGTTGGTGAAATGACCATTTTGTTTTGAATATAGAACAATTACAAATAGTGCAGGTGTATATACGATCTTTGGCTGATGCTTTTGAACTATAGAAGAAACGAGAAGCGGAACCTGTATCGTTATAGTTACTAGGTGCTTCTGGTTTATCTCCATTGAACATGGATGTATCCCTGTTGTCGTATATTCGACCTTTATATGAATATGGTTCTTTATTGTTACCAGATCCAGAACTTGGAAACATTTTCATTACTTCATCAGAATCATCTAAAATAAGATTTGCCGGCCATCTAGCTAATCCGGCTTCTCTATCAACAGCCTTAAACCCCCATTTACTATCTGTTGCACCTGTGTCTAATGATCTTCCATCACGACCAAATATACCATCTTGTAAAGGATCATTATCTTCTAGTTCAATCCTACAATCATCAATATTAATACCACCTGTGCCATACTTCAACACATTTGCAGCAATAGTCTTTTCAGCTAATGGTTTACGAGCAAAGATTATTGGCTCCCAAGATGGTTTTAGTCCTGTACCCCATCCATCCCATTGTTGTGCTTCATCAGATGTTGGATAAGTTATATCCCATTCTCTTTTCCAAGCATTACTACCATGTACAGCATTTGCAGATTCTTCGATTTTACTTACATCCTTTAATGTTGGATGTTTTCTTTTACCTATAATTTCTCGTTCTTTACCCATCATCCTATCAATAGCTTTACTGATATCATGACTCTTCGGCATACCTGAACCATACAACCACATCAAACAATCGCGAATATCAAATCCAGCATCTTCAATAGCACAAGTCATTCTATGAAATGTTCTGGTACCACCAAAAGCAAGTAAATAACCACCAGGTTTCAATACTCTATATGCTGCGTCCCATGTCGTTACTTCATTAGCAATATCACCACCATCCCAATCTTGTCCCATAAATCCACGCGACAAACGAGCATAACCATCTGCTCTCTGCAAACCTCGTTGACCAGTTTTGTTATCATCTTCTAATGATGTTTTCTTGAACCGTGATACAATTGATTTCAAATGATATGGTGGATCAGTAACAATAGAGTCCACCACATTCTCATCCATCTTATTCATTTCCTCAACGCAATCACCATGTATAACTTGATAATTAACCGGTAATGAGTTTAAGGAACCTTGATTTTTTACCATCATTTTCATCTCTTTCACCAAAGGACGTTGTATCCATAACAGGTTGTTGATTTTGTCCAGTCAAATTTTGTTGGCTATCATCAACGTTATATAGTCTTTGTTTTGCTCTATCTACTCCAATAACGAAACGTTTATTTTTGGTGCTGTTATTATAACGATTCTTTACCTGTCTCGCTTGATATTGCATCAATTCTTCAAGTTCATCGCTCGTTGTCACAATGACATAAAAATCAACCGTTGCAGGAAGACCGATACTTGAACCTGTATCAGTCATATCCGGATCAGATGAAGCCATACCATCCCTAGTCAATTGAGTTGCTGTCCAACCAACCATTTCCATTTCTTGCATCAATCCGCGCAACTCTTGAGCAATCGATTCAATATATGTATTAGTATTACCAGCCATCTTGATCCTTGATGACATACAAATACCTATATAATCAAAGAAACAAACTGTAGGTCGAAATGATTTCTTCAAATTCAATTCATTCAAGAAAGCGCGAAATTGTATAACACCGGCACCTGCTGTTGGAAATTCTTTAACAATCAATTTACCAGTAATCTTGGCCCTAAGTTTCTCCATTCGTTTCATATAAATATCATGTTGTATCTCTATAATATCATTGATATCCATATTGTATAGATTAGCATCAATACGTTTAGCGATTTCTTCTTGAGCCATTTCCATAGTAAAATAAACAACGTTGTAACCAGCACTCAAATATGCTGCTGCTAGATGACATTGGATCAATGATTTACCTACATTGATACCTGCACCAATCAAATTCAATGTTTTTCTTGTTACACCACCATTTGTTACAGAGTTTAATAAGTCGATATCAAATTGTATCTTGTTTTCTTTCTTATGGTAATATGCGAAACGTTCTTCTGCATCTTCTAAATAATCATGGCCAAGATTCGTATCGAAACTAACACCAATCGCATCCGCAAGTAATTGAGGTATAATACCTTTGTTTTGATTTGTTTTTTTATCATCCAATATATTGATTGATTTAAGTACGGCATTATAGATAGCCTTCTCTTGGCACCATTGTTCTGTTTGATCAAGTAACCATTGTTTGTCTATTGAATTTGATTGTTTCTCTAATTCACCTAATCTTTCAATAACTTCTTCTTTTGGAAGACTAATTCTGATTATTTCGGGTGTTGGTAGATCATTATACTTACCAACAAAATCATTAACTAATACGAATAATTTCTTATCAGCATCAGCAGTAAAATATTCCTCTTTGATGTATGGTAGAACTTTTCTTGTATATTCTTCATTAAAGAGGAAATTTCTTACTATTACATTTTCGATATCATCAAGCATCGGTGGTCTTATTGCATCGTTCACAATACCAAAACGATTTCATATGACCTAAATCTTGACGCATCATCATTACATCAACATCAAAGAAACGCCAATTATGTAAACCTATACTACACAAAAAATGACCTATTTTTTGCCACATGTTATTCTCCTGAAATGAGTTCCGACTCTGCTAATTGATACGTTTCTTTAACGTATTCTTTAAATGTTGGATCAGAAAGTATTGGTGTCCAAAATTCTTTGGTGTTTGTTTCACCTTCCGTATATAATTCTTCTTCATCTTTTCGTGAATATTTTGTGGGTTTTGTTGGGTATTTAATCACATGACCACTTTCTTGAGCAAGTTCCAATAAACCCGACCATTTATTGATACCAGCTTCAAATGACACATCTAATAAGAATTTTGATTTTTCTTTAACATACCTCGATTTTTCAACATTAATCACATATCTATAACCTAAAATTTCCTTGTCAGCACCTTTACCCTCTGCATCTTGTTGTCTTCCAATAATAAAAACATTATCAGAATTATACATAGAGCCAGTTCCACCACTAACAACATCCTTAGAATATGTTTCTAAGGTCTTATATGTATGATTTACGATTAATAGTGGAATATCTTTCATTGTGCAGCGAGGAGCAATAACTCGGAAGAAAGATTTTAACGCTTTACTTCTAGACATATCAGTAACAGATTTTGCATCTATGGCATCTTCAACCTCTTTCACTGATGCTAGATTGCCAATAGAATCAACAACGATAATAACCTTATCGCCTTTCACTAAATTTTCTATTTGTTTCATTAAATCGAATTTCAATTCTTCAATATCCAAAATTGGAGAAATAACAACTCTCCCTTTATCGATATGTAACGAATCAAAATACGTAATAGGTGAACCAAATTCAGACGTATAGAATAACATTATAGAATCTGGATATTTCTTCATATAATAACTTGCTAGTAACATTAAAAGTAAGGTTTTAAAATGACGGCTGGGCCCAGCAACCATTGTTAATCCAGATGTAAAACCTCCATCTAAATCACCAGAAAGAGCAATATTCATAATAGGAATACCTGTTGCGACGGCTTCTCTATCTTCATATAATTTTGATTCTGTAAGAATCGCTGTTTCTCTGATACGGGAATTAGCCTGAATACGCTCTAAGACGGATCCTGATACTTTTGCTTGTTTTACCATAATGTGTTCCTTTTTTCGTGGCTCCATCCTATAACATCAAGAATTGCCCTCAGTGGAGATAAAAAGACTTTTGTGAATTGATGTTCCTTGTTGACATAAGCATCCAAATCCAATTCTGATGGTAATACTGTTGGAAACGCAATGACATCATCCTTAATGGGATTTGGTAGTTTGAGACAAAGATACTTGATCTTTTCTCCATCGTTTATCAATGGATATTGTTTATCAAGTTTCATTGCTTTCAAGTGATGATTATATAGTAAACTTCCCTTACATGCAATGTTTGTGCCCTTCTTATAAATGGTGTCTTTATCGTGTTGTTTGATAAGACCATTCATACCACCAGGACAAGCAATTTTATATAATGGTAATTTCATAAATTCTTCTTTGAATTTTGCAACGTGACCTTGAACTACAGATTCTTGTCCAGTTAAGATAAGGGGAACAATTTCTCTCAGTTTTACTCTACATATTTCTGGTGTGTTTGATTTGATCATTGATAGACCAACAATAGAAGGTTTTGGTTGTGAGAAACGAACTCCTTCTTTATCCCAAACATTCCAAATATAGTTTTTACCAGATATACATATACCTTTATCGCAAAGTTTCTCCCGTTTCATGAACATTTTTTGTGCATAAGCATTGGTATATATTGCTAATTCATCATAAGCTTTGTCAATCAAAGGTTGCAATTTTGTCTTACATACCATATCCATGAAGTCAATGACCTTCGATGTTTCCGGTATATTATCACCAAACACATTTTTCACCAATGCTGCAATGGTGATATAGATTGAATCTGTATCCGATGCTATAATGTAATCATTACCTTTAGTTTTTAATACTTTATTTAAGAACTCATTAACATATTTTTGTGCTGTCAAAATAGCCAATTGCCCTGATGAAGTAACAGCTTCGGCTAATTTGACATCAAAGTATCTAGAATATTCTGATCCAAGAGCACCATAACATGAGTTAATACTCACCTTGATTGCTTGCTCAAACACCGAATACATTGTTTTTAGGTTTTCAAGGTCTTTTACATCGTTTCCTAGTTTCTTCTGGATTTCAATGTCTTTCTCACATTGAATCATTTTATCTTTATACATCTTTCGATCATTGAACATTTGATCAAGGATTCTAGATAAAAACCCTTTGATATCTGTTCGGAACAATTGTCTATTTGGTGTCAAAGCAACATTGTTGCGATTAAGTAATGATGTATCAACTTCCTTATTAATAAAGTCATTACATTAATAGTTTGATCTAAGATCGTTTGTAGTTCTGGATCATTAGCTATCGTCTTTGGATGTACAAGACACTCTGGGCTGATATTATAACCCATCATCAAATGTGGATATTCTGATGTTAAATCTTCACTAATTACCCAATCATGCATACCTAATTGTGGTTCTTTAACATATGCACCAGCAAATTCAGTTTTGACTTTGCGAGTTTTTGGATCAGATATCCTATTTTCCATTAATAAGAAATGATTGATTCTAGCATCCCACATCCTCGTTTGCTTGAAAACATCATTCAAATTAGAATGTGAGTCAAAAGCCATTTTGTAAGCAAGGTCAAGTAGATGTAACTTTTTGTCTAGTTTTTCGACCAATTCCACATCACGGATGTTATACTCTATGAATTTTTGGTAGTTATCTTTGTATAATCTATGTAATGACCCGTATTCTACATAGTCTAGTTTTCTCTCACCTAATACTACATTGCAGATATAATCCAACTTGTATTCTTCTTGAGCATTACCTTTTGGATCAAATTTACGATACAATTCAAAATAATCTAATGAAGCAATACCATAAATGTCATAAGTATCATGATCTTTTTTCATAACTTGAGTCATTACTTTGCGGATATAATTCCAAGGGGATAATTTCTTTGCTTTTTCTTCACCAAAGACCTTCTTAATCCTATTGACCAAATATGGAATATCTGCGAGATTTGTATACCAGCCAGTAATGATATCAGGATAATCACTACACCAAACATCTAAGAAACGATCAATCAAGTCCATTTCATTATGACATTTATGGTAATTTATACCTTCCGGAATCTTAAATTCACCACAACCAAAAACATGAGTTTTTCCCTTGATCTTCATGGTTATTGCTGTAATAGGCTCAGTTGGATTTTCAGGTTTACTAAATCCAAATTCACTTCCCCATTCTAAATCTATATTAGCAACGATTATTTTGCTGGTATCCCACACGATTGTATCAGGATACTCCTCAGCAATAAATGCATATTCGTAACTTTGCATACCATATATCGGGAAATTCGATACGTTTTCATATTTCGATACAAATGCTCTTGCATCAGAAATCGAATCAAATGGCATTTTCGAGAGGCCACCACCATAGATTGTCTTGTATTTTGTTTCTTTTGGTGTAGAAACAAATAAGGAAGGCTGGTATTTAATCCTTGCCTTCCTTCTTTGTCCATTGACTACGCCTCGAAAAAGAATTTGATCACCTAGACAGTTTACGGACGTGTAAAAATCTGTCAAAATCTACTCCTATTTTGGTTCAAACAATTTGCCTTCAACACCACACTGATTGTCTCTTACACCATAAGCACTAAATTTTTTAATTGTTTCACCATTAATAATATCAATCTTCCACACGGCCGGATGTGAACATTTTTCTCTTTCAACCATCCAACGACCATCAGGATCATGCGAATAAAATTTACAATCTTTACATAAAGGAATATTATTGGTTTTAAAATCACTAAAATTCACTATATAACTCCTTTTTTAGATTCGCTGGGTATTGGTTACGGACTCACCCAAAGTTTCCGTGATCCTGGGAGCGACCCAGTTACCCCAAAAGTAATGATGGTCTCGTAGGTGTAATGAGACCTGATATCCTCGTGTTATACTGATTGATCATATCAGCAATGGGAGTATAAGTCATTACAATAGCGTTGTAAGATACAATCACGCCATTTTTCACAACTTCATCACGTTCAGCAAATAGTGGCCAATTCACAAAACCTAAACCCATTTGACCACCTTGTTGTGTTGGTGGTTGTTGAACAATAACAACTGGTGAATATAGTGTTGCTCCACCTGTTGCTGTCATATCAACCTTTGCTAGTACATCCTCACCGGATAGTAACCTAACAACCTTAACTGGTAAATTTGTATTCATTTTATTCTCCTTGCATTTGAGTAACAATAACGTTACATTTAGTTAAAAAATCAATTCCGTCTGTGTTTCTATAAAGGTGAAGATAAAATACTTCTCTAATACCAGCCTTATATATCAACCTTGAACAATTAAAACATGGTGAATGTGTAATAAACATTGTAGCACCATCAGCATTACCATTACTTTTAGCTAATTTGCAAATGGCATTTTCTTCTGAATGCAATACTTCATTTTTTGTCACTAAACCTTTTGTGGTATGTATTTCACAATCATTATTCCAACCCGGCGGCATACCATTCCATGACATAGAAATAACGTTGTCATCCTTAACAATAACACAACCAACCTGTAAACGTCTAGCTACAGATTGTTTCGCACATAGTTTGGCAATGTTCATGTATAACCAAAGATGTTTTTCTTTAATCACTGATTTTTCCTTAATCGGTCCCTTTTGTCCATCAAAAGCCTACCAAGCCAATTTTCACCATCACCGTCAACTTTACCCCAAAACTTATCACCCCAAGTATTACCTTCGATCAAATCTCTATCTCCGGTCATTTCGATTAGTTTATTACCTAGATAGGGGTTTGCGAATTTGATATCCAACCAATAAGCCATTCTAGTGATCTTAATTGCATCCCAATCTGAACGACACGCAATCGCTCTACCGATCCTTTTTGCTTTACCAGGCGTTGATGCTAGTAAAACTCTTTCAGCATCAATAAGATATACAGCCTTATCAGCTTGGTAACAATGTTCAACTGTAGGAACAAAGAATCGTTTCTCTCCTAGAACATACAATATAGGCTCGACACCCTCTATAAAATGATCATAGAAATTTGACAGAAATGCAAATTCTGTTCCATCAAATCTATCGATTGGTGCTCCATATAATGACATTTAGTACTTCTTTCCGCCCGGTTTCATTCTATTCTCTAATTTATGATCGGCTCTTCTCTGGTTATAATGGAATTTTTCAGCAAAGGCTCCACCAATATCGAAACTGTTTCTACCACAAAAATCTAAGATACGAATCATACAATCAGCTAATTCTACTTCAACCATTTTTCTGTCAGGTAGATGATCATCCATCATATCCTTACGATCACCTTCCATCGCCTCTGCAATTTCAGATACCATCAACATAAATCGTGTACCATTATCTACATGTTTATTATACCAACCACCAGCTAAGGCTGAACCATAACATAAATTTGCTAAATCATTAATCAATGGTTGCATATCATGATATTGTGTTTCTGTAACAAGAAAATCATTACTAAATGTTGTTGTTAATTTCATTTCATTTTCCTCTCAAAAATTGGAGACCTAGACTGGACTCTAACCAGCATTTGCAACTACAATTACGAATAACAGGGTAGAAACCTGAATCGGTTACTAGGCCTTATAGACTAATAATTCAGTTCTTTTAGTTAGTTTCCGTGTAAATGATGTAGATTGGACAAAAATTTTATAACCACCTAATTGTCCAGGCGACAAAGTAATTTGGTGTGTATCAGGAATATTCAATAAATCTCTAGCATTTTTACCGGTATACATTGCATTTGTATTTACATTATAAATGATCAATTTTTTATTTGGTTGAATTTTTTCAGTTTTTGTTAATTCATAATAACAATTACCAGCAACATAGCTACCTTTACCAAACATTAATTCATATTTGTCACGGATTAATATCCCATCTTCATATGAATAAACAAGATATTTGGCAACTTTTGAGGAAATATCAATTAATTCCGCTTTAACCTTATTAATAGGAACAACATCTAAATTAGCATAAAATTTAGATGTACTAGTTTCCCCCATTGATCTAGCGGCATAATATGTATCAAAAGAACTTGTTGTGATGGTAGTTGATCTTTCAACACCTTTTTCAGTTTGATCCCATTCTAAAATATTACCAGTAGGAATTCCCAATTTTACAAAATTTCTAGTATATCCACGAGGACAACGAAACACAAATGTCCAACGATCTGTTGCAGTCAACTTATGAATTACTTCCGTTAAACGTCTTTGACTCCATCTGGTTGAACTATTTTCTTCACCATCAGATGTTGTCATAATCAAAAATGATACATCTGGATCGAAAGCATCAGGAACTGCTTCCATAATTTCAATTAATTCACCAACAGAATCAAGTAACGGCGTTGAACCACCTGTGCATCGATATTCTGTTACTGGATACAAATGATTCACGTTTGTATTGACGTTCACTCTACGAACAACTCCACCATTAGCCCGAACAAAAGGATCATATAGTTTTCCAAATGCTCCACCACTATTAGCAACACCACATTCTACAACCGAAACAATCGTGTCAACATTATTATTGTTAGCTGCATTTTTGATCGACTCAACCGTCTGATTATAATCCTGCATTGCTGCCTTAGCAATACCAGTCATCGAAATACTATGATCGCGACTTAAACCAATATATTGTTTCAATTTTACCTCCACGATGTTACAATAGATGAACGAAGAATATAGAACGATAATTGATCCTCTACATTTCGTTTCACTTTTACATATTCCTGACCCTCAATAAATCTAGATGGTTCATCCTTAAACCACCAAAATTTATCATCGTTTTCTTTTAGTTTTACTTGTTTGTACACCATAACACATCACAACTCCGACTCAAGACAAGTAGAGATTATAACTGTTATAGAATAAAAAGTCAATTAGTATTTTTGGTGACGCCCAATTTCATATTTTGCGACAAGATTGTAGTTAGATTTGTCTTTAT